TGAACTTACTGCGGGAGAAAGAGTTGACGTAGATTTTGCTCCAAAAAATGTGCAAATGGAAATTTTACAAAATTGCAGTACAATACTTAGCACGTCTAAGTTTAACGTACCGTTAGACCGTGACTTTGGCATTGATGCAAACTATGTAGATGCTCCGCTGTTATCGGCTAAAGCGAAAGCAGAAAGTGAAATATTTGCTGCATTAAAAAAATATGAGCCGCGAGTTACGGTAAAACAAATTACATGGCGCTCTAATGCGGAGGGCGTTTTAAGGGCGAAAGTGAAGGTGGTCATAAATGAAACTTAGTGATCTGCCGGACATTGAATTTGTTAGTGCAGACGAACAAGAAATATTATCGGATATCATAAAGCTTTATACGGAAATAACCGGGAGAACCCTTGCACAAGGTGATCCTGTCCGGTTATTTTTATGCGTGATTGCGGCCATTATCCTGATGCTGTGCAATAAGATCAACTACACCGGCAAACAAAATCTATTGCGATATTCGGCAGGTGCCAACCTGGATCACTTGGGCGTACTTGTCGGGGCAGAACGTATTGGCGCCAAGGCCTCTGTCACGACAATTAAAATAACCCTGTCGGAGGTGCGGTCCGTTGCGACAAACATTCCAGCAGGTACGCGGGCGACAGCTGGAGATAATGTGTTTTTTGCTATTGATCAGGATGCAACGGTCATAGCTGGACAGTTGGATGTTTCTGTAGCGGCTACCTGTACTGTGGCTGGTGTTCTCGGTAATGGCTATCTGCCGGGAGAAATCAATAAGATTGTTGATCCAATTCCGTACGTCGCTGGAATGGTCAATACCACAACGTCGGAGGGAGGTTCAGATGTCGAGAGTGACGATTCTTTGCGTGAGGCTATTCGCGAGGCTCCGGAGGGATTTTCGGTAGCTGGACCAGTGGGCGAATACATTAAAATTGCCAAACGAGCTTCGTCTTTGATTGTTGATGTATCGGTAATATCACCGGAGCCGGGGCAAGTACTGATAACACCGCTACTTGTAGGCGGTGGAATACCGGGAAAAGAAATGCTGGATATCGTAGAGGCAGCATGCAGTGATAGATCTGTAAGGCCGCTCACTGACCATGTGCATGTGGCTGCTCCGGAGGTTGTCAATTATGATCTTACACTCACGTATTACATTGACCGGGCAAATGAAGCTAAATCTGTTGCCGTTCAAAGCGCGGTAGCGAAAGCGGTGGAGGATTATATCGATTGGCAAAAATCTAAGCTTGGCCGTGATATCAATCCGGACGAGTTAATCTGTCTTATTAAAAATGCTGGCGCCAAGCGAGCGGTTATATCTTCGCCTACTTTTCGGATCGTTGCTGATAACCATGTAGCGATAGCTGAAAATGTTAATGTTACATTTGGGGGGCTAGAAAATGAATGATCTGCAAAATTTGAATTTAATCGAGTTGCTACCCACTAGCATTGCAAGCGACGAAACGATAAGAAATATCTGTAATGCCATTGCAGAAAAATTACAAACGATTAATGAAAAAGCTGAATTAGTTTTGTTGCTGCCACGATTGGATCAGTTGCCGGAAACATTGGTGGATGAACTAGCTTGGCAATATCATGTTGATTTTTATGATTATGCGGCAGATATCAATAAAAAAAGGGCATTAGTGCGCAAGGCCATTGACTGGCATCGGAGAAAAGGCACTCCTGCTGCAGTAGAGGAAGTATGTACAGCTGTTTTTAAATCAGCAAAAGTTTATGAGAATTGGGAATATGGTGGGAAACCATATCATTTTCAGGTAAGAATGATTTCAGAAGGCATTCCAGATAAATCTGTTTTGGACAATTTGTATAGGGCAATTAAAGAAAGTAAGAATGTTAGGAGTTGGCTTGACGCTTTAAGTTTTGATCGTCAAATAGCTGGCTCCTTATTTGTTGGAGGGGTCTATTCTTCAATGAGAAAAGTGGAGATTTTCCCATCACAGATAAAACCACAGATTTTAAATATCAATAATTATTTTGGAGCTGCAATCTATGTACACAAAGGAGTTGAAGTAACATGCCAAACTGGGCAAATTTAATGTTGACTAAACAAGGAAAGGTATTACAGGCAAAAGCTATTGCTGGTAGTACATTAACGATCACTAAGATGAAATTGGGTTCTGGTATTATTCCAGATGGAGTATCGCCAGAAGATCTTACTGATTTGATTCAACCCAAACAAGCTTTAGAATTAACGGCAATCAGTGTTAATGGTGGATTAGCTAAAATTCAAAGTATTGTTACTAATGCTGAACTTTCAGAAGGGTACTATATTCGTGAATGTGGTGTATTTGCAAATGATCCTGATGTTGGGGAAATAATGTATGCAATAATGACAGATACCTCCCCTGATTTTCTGCCTTCCGCATCAAGCTCTGTTGTGATTTCAGAAGAATTTAGTATTAATGTAGTAACGGAAAACATGGCGAATATAACAGCAATTATTGATCCTGAAGGTATAGTAACAGTGGCTAATGCAAGAAAAATTGCAGAGGATAAAGTTACTGAGCATAATGAAGATACAGAGGCTCATCCAAATGACTTTAATTTAAAAGGCATTACTATTGGCAAAGATAGTGTTATTGCAACTAAAAAGGGAGATTTACTAACTCTTTTGGCAGGTAAAGGAATTAATTTACTTAGTGATATTAAAAATAAGATAATCACGATCGTTGGAAAAAGTAAGAATGTATGGAATCCGAATGAGGAAATTATAGCTGGAGATATAAGATATACCGAAGACGGTAACGGTCCAAGTTGGGCTTATTTGTTATGTAAAACTGCAGGAAATACAGGTGCCGTTGAACCGACTTTAGAAGCTAATGCTATTGTAGGACAGGAGATAAATGACGGCAGTGTTGTATGGACGGTACAAAATATTAGGCCTACTGCTTTAGATTCATATCCTGTAGGCAGTATATATATGTCTGTAAATTCGACATCGCCTGCAGATCTTTTTGGCGGTACGTGGGAGGCAATGCCGGCAGGACGTGTTTTGCTGGCACAGGGTACATCAGAATGGGGCGTAGAATACCAAGCTGGCAGTACCGGTGGCGAACACGAACATCAGTTATCTGTCGGGGAACTGCCGAGTCATTTTCATGAAATAGTATCAAACACAGTTAATTTAACAGGAAGTGCCGGATATTTTGTTGGAGCAGATAGCCCTTCTTATTCAGGGATTTTAACAGTTACTAAAGGTAGCAAGGGATTAACTGGGGGTGGTGGAGGACATACTCAAAATTATCTCAACATTCATGCTAATATTACACCTAGTGTTAATGTTTCAGTTGCAGGGAACAATCACCCTCATCAAAATATGCCACCTTTTATATCAATTTTCTGCTGGAAAAGAATTGCTTAAACAGTTCTTTTCCATATATAAACTGATAAATATGGGGACATATTGTTGTGGGACAAGTTCTTACCAGTATCTGAAACAGAAATGGTATGACTATGACTACCAGCCTTATCTACAGTGACTGTGCTTGCTCTATTAACCCTATCAACTTCGGATATCCTACCATTAGGAGCACCACCAGAACCGTTATAAGTAGGTGCTGTATGAACGTGTTCTCCATTAGTGCTACATGTTGCGGCGTGTCCATGTTCTGGAAGTTCTCCGACAGTTTTATGCGGTACGTTTCCACATAAACACAGCAACGTAAGGCTGCATATTATTGTGTGGCATATCAGAACCGGTATTTTTGATATTTGCAGTATGGGTGTGATCACCAGCATTTTCGGTATAGACGCCATTTGCAGTAGAACGATAGGCGTCAGCTACACCGTTAGATCCTTCTTCGTTATAGTTGCTATATATTCCATGTTTATGATTTCCAGCTGACGATATCGTTATATTATGCTCGTGACTTGGCAGTTCCCCGACAGAAAAATAAGAAAGGATGATAACTTATGAAATGTTTTCAAATATTGAACAGTGAGGTTTTAATAATTAACGAGGAAAAGATGTATAAGGATAGCCCTGATAACTTCATTATTGACGGCGGTAACTTACAGGCTGGCGAGGTAACATTAAGCGAGGTAATCTATGACGACCAGCAGAGCCATGCTGTCGTAAATGGTGATTTTTGCGATAAACCGATTAAAGCCATCGAGGATAAAATCGCTGCTATTGATTCCTATATAGCTGCTAAAGCTGCCAGGGAATATGTGCCACCGACACTCGAAGAACTTCGTGAACAGGCATTAAACTACCAATATCAAAAATATGATGCTCAAAAGCATGCTATCGTATGGCTACAAGACGGCAGCGGCTACGGCTTCGATTGTAATGACGATGATCAGAACAACTGGCAGGTTGCTTTGACACTTATGGAAAACGATATCACGATGTACAGGGTTTATCCAGATAAAAATAATCTGTTTAAAAAGTCATTTTTAGAGGTAACGCGTGATCAGATGATGGAAGCAGGAAATCTTGTAAAAGCGCAGCAATATGCGGCTTACAGCGGATTTGAAAAAGTGAGTGCCGAAATTGCTAATTGCACAACAGCAGAACAGTTAAAACCATATTTGCCAACAGAAAGCGCATAAATACTGCTTTTATAAAGATTGTGTGTGATGAAAATCATCACACACAAATTACTTACGTTTTAACGGCTTTATTAATGGATTTTCAAGGTATTGCTGTAAAAAATCCTTGCAAATTACTTACAAAAGGTCAATAGCCTTTTTTAGCTGGCGTAGATTTTTATGGGTATATGTGCCGTCAGTAATATCCTGTGTAGCATGGCCTAATATTTTTTTGATAGATAACTTATTAGCTCCTTTATCATCTAACCATGTAGCGCAAGTATGGCGGCACTCATGTGGTTTATGTTTGCAGCGAGTAACTTTCATAACCTTGTCAAAGATGCGTAGAAAGCGGTGGTATGTCAGTTGCTTTCC